AACGCCAAAAATAATTGTTCACAAAAGTTGACATTTTCTCGTGCGTGGTTTAAAATTTGTTTATTAACAAATTTTAAACCAAAAACTACTAGCATGACTAAACGAAAAACTGCTGGTATAACTAAAGAAAGATACCCTTTAACACCACAAAATTTAGGTATAATTGCAGCAGGTGCTTCCTTAGCAGATTCTACACAAGGTTTTACAGAATCACCAAAATTTAGTAATACAATTTTTTATCAAGACCCATATCAACTTGGTGTATTTGCTGCAGAACAAAAAATAACTTTAGACGAAGCAATACAACAAATTAATGAATTTGAAAATAAACTTAAAAAAGCTGGACAAAGTGTTATTAAAAAACCACAAAAATATTTTTTTGATGTTAAACAAGGTTATCAAGATACAATAAAAAAAGAAGAAGCATTAAAAAATATAGAATTATATGGTAATCCTGAAGGACCAGGTGAACCAATACCTGAATCAGGAGAAATAAAACCAGTATCATTTTTCTTTAAGTCTGGTGGTTTAACAAAATTAGTACAAAAAAAATTAAATAAATAAGGAAACTTATGGATATAAAACAACAAACTCAGAATGTAGCAGCACAAGGTCGTTTTGGAGATTCTATGCTTCTCCATGTAAATCCTGCAGAAGTTAAAGGTTTAGCACAAGCTATGCCAATAACAGTTAATCCTCAAACAGGACAACCAGAAGCTTTCTTACCTTTCTTAGCACCAGTATTAGGTGCAGCAATAGCACCTGCTATTTTAGCTGGAACAGGTTTATCAGCAGCAGCTATGGCAGGTATAGGAGCAGGTTTAGCTACATATGCACAAACAGGTGGTTCTGGAAGTAAAGCATTACTATCAGGTCTTACAGCAGGTATGGGTACAAAAGCTTTAGGTACAGCAGCAGGTTCTACAACTCCTTCAGGTACACCTATAGACCAATCAGCTTTTGCATCAATGAAAGATATATTTACTCAACCAGCAACATCAGGTTCAAGTGGATTTGATTTAGGAGTTAAAAGTTTAGGTCAAGCAGCAATGACTCCAAGTGGATTAGTAGCAGGAGTTAGTGCAGGAACACAAGGAGTAATAGCATCACAAGAACAATTTGAAAGAGAAATGGCTCAACTTCAATTAGATGAAGAAGAGCGTAAAAGAAAAATGTATGAAAATTATCCTGAACAAATACCAATAGCTTCAGGTGGTAGCACAAGTTTTGCAGATGGCGGTAAAACAGGATATAGAAGAGGTCAAAATGTTTACTATGACCCAAGAGAAACTGATGATTTTAATCCAGGTTCTGGTGCATATTATGAACCTGGTGGTCGTTCACAATTTATGGCAAGAAGAGCTAGACCT